CTCTTGTTATCACTCTTGACGGTTCCGGTGGAACCGCCAAAACGTTGCCACTTATCAACCAGGATGGTTACTCAAGTGAGTATTTCCTGGATGAGACGACCCAAACTTTTCGGGCCAAAGTGCGCCATTCTACGGATACAGTCAAAGCCGGAACACAAGACTTCGTTCGTCACTCTGTGACTTTCGAACGTTTTGTGAAGCCGACTACGACCTTCCCGAATGGCTTGTTGAGTCAGATCACTCACACTATCCGTGCGAGTGCTTATGACACAACGAGCGACGTTATTGACCTTTCCGAGGCTATGTCCTTTTACATGGTCAAAGCCGGCGGTATTGCCGCCAAGCTTATTGGGTACGAATCTTAACAATTCGAGCCTAATAATCTATTGGAAAGGAGGCAGGAGTAGGATTTAGCCGTAGACGATTTCTATAGGAGAGAACCTATATGATCGAGAAAAGCTACGTCCCCTTTCTGTCTAGTGTGTACAAAGGCATCTTATCAGATGTCTCTGAGAGTATCCCAGCACTTGCCGAGGATAGTGAACGTGATCTGAAGCGTTTGCTCTCCCTCATCAAGACGAGAGGTTACCATTTTGCAATGGTAGATCTCCCGGCGTTCGGTAAACACTTTGATAGGTGCTTAGCGAATGGATCCCTTCTGCGTTCTTCTTGTGCGGGTTTTCACCCGTTCAAGAGACGTGGAGTAATCCCTTGTTTATTCAAGGGGCTACTACTACGGATCTTTGATGATCAAGGCAACCTTAGAAGTTGTCCCGATGTCGTCAGTATTCGTCACGTTAGAACCCTTTGTAGGGTTTCGAAGCGTTTCCGAATAGCATGTCCTCAACAAGTTGTTAAGGAGCATATTCATGACTTCATTAAGACAGATGAAGAGTGCGACAGTCCTTCCCTTGATTGGGATTCTGTTGCTTTCGATTCCTCTGCCGCTATCGGCCTCCATCTTGGAGATCGATTGTTGCAGTGTAATCGAAGGCCGGGCTTGCCCGACCCTCCTCCTCCCCAGTTCGAGGCTCAATTGTCTAAGACTATACAACGTGTCTTTGACATCATTGCAACCTCTCTCGGTCATTACGACCCAGAACACTGGGACTTCCGACATGGACCCGGCGCAGTCAGCGATTCCCCAGGACCCGGATATTATAAGTATAATTTCCGGAATTGGGGACCGCGTTTGGACCGAGTTTATCCAATGGCTAGGTTTGCTTTTGCAAACTATAGCCAATGGGCTGAACACGCTCTAAGTGGAATTATCTCAGATGATAATCCCAGTTCTAAGCTTATTGCTGTACCAAAGACGCTAGATGCTCCGAGGTTGATTGCCTCTGAGCCTATCTCTCATCAATGGTGTCAACAAAACCTTAAGAACTTTTTATATGAGCGTATTAGCAAGACATGGTTATCAAGATCGATCAGATTTAATGATCAATCTTTTAACCAGAAGCTTGCTCTTCGGGCCTCCATAGATGGTGCGTATGCGACTATAGACTTGTCGAGCGCATCAGATAGGATATCCTGTTGGCTTGTAGAGCGGGGGTTTCGAGCGAACAGCTCGATTCTCGACGCTATGCAAGCCTCACGTACAAACCAT